GGTTTGCGGATGATTTGAAGTATGAAACGATTATCAAGAGGAAGTAGCTATGGAAATCACGAAAAAGTCTACTAATTTTAGGACAAAACTGTGATTTCAGGTACTATATATATAACAATAAATAATGTTAACCCGATCATTTTAGAGGAGACAAAGATGTATAATATATATTCTGTTTTTAGAAACTTATTCATTTTGACGCTTATTGTACTTTTGTTATCATTTGTACTTTTATGTGTAGACAAAAAATAGTTAAGAACAAAAAAATATATAAATTCATAGATAAGTTTCAAAATGCAGTTTCTATCATTTATATAATAAGCTTATTTGTATTTATCATATCATTAATGGGATTTGCTGTTTCTGGTGGAATGGTTTCTCTTAAAATAAAAAATACAATGGTTGATTATTTCAATACTGATGTAAAACTACATTATAATCAATTAATTGTGGATGGCGATGAATATTATGAATATAAGTATGATGATAAAAAGGATGAAATAATCTTAGATAAGATTAATTCCGATAAAAAGATAGTAATAAAAGATGTTTTTGGAAAATAATCTGTTGCAGCGTTCGAAGGTAAAAAGAAAACGAGAATGAATATTTTTTATTTAAGGAAGAACTAAAATTATGAAAAATAAATATCAGAAGTTACACAGAATTGTAATCGGAAAAAGTGGCAGCGGAAAATCTTTTAGCATTTTATCAAATGTTAAGGAAGATAATAAAGTAAACATTATTTGTTATCCAGAAGTAATAGGTGCTCATTTAGATGTTTACGAAAAGGCATTTCCAAAGATATTTTTGAAATATAGACAAGAAGCTGTAAGTACAGTAAGTACAATGCCGCCGCACATAACAAATATTAATGAAAATACATTATTAAAATGTGATCATCATTATAGTCCAAATATTTTTAACCTCATTGAATGGGCCAAGCAGGATAGTGAAAATTTAAGCAGGTATCGTTTTATTTTTCTTGATAGTCTATGGAATCAGTTAAATCAGGCTGATAAAATTAAGTATTTAGAAAGGTGAGAGAATGAACCCAAAAAACGAAATAAAGGTAAAAGATGTTTTGAAGCTAATACCCAACAGAAGTATCGCCATGATTCTTGTGGAAGATAAAACATATGATTTTAATGTTGGATTTACTGATAATAGAGCTATAAAAAGGTGTAAGAAAATTTTTGGGCATTTTAAAACGGAAAAAGAAGAGCAAGAGTACGTTTCAAATAAATTAGTAAGTTATCTTAGTTCGGATAAAAGTGGGGTAATAACTATACACACTAGGTAAACCAATAAACTGAAATTTAAGCGAGGCAAAGAATATGTTTGATTTGACAAAAGAACAGGTATTACAAACATTAGCAAACTATGAAAAAATAATGGATAGAGTAGCAGAAGTGGTTGATGAAATCGGCTTTACAACAACTGAATTCAATGCATTTGAATCAGATAAGACTGAATTTGACAAAGATACCGTTTATGTAACGGCATATGATAGTAACTATGATTCATATGATGCAACAAGCGGTTCATTTCCATTAGATTTTCTGTTTGAAAGTAAAGAATGCCATAAAGATTGGTATAAAAACAAAAGAGAAAAAGCCAAACAGGAAAG